TATTCCCGGCTATTTGCTCGGCATCGATCAATCGGGCATGACATATAACAACGCGCAACAGTCACGCCAAGACCTGATCTTGTTTGGTGCGCGGCCAGTCCTGCATTCAATCCAAGAACGTTTGTCAATGAATGACGTTCTCCCGAACGGGCGCCACGTTCAATTCGACGTTGACGAATACCTTGAAGAATTCATGGTCGAAGCGCCGGAAATGCCGCGCGAACCCGCCGCCCCGGACATGCCCGAAGACACAATGCCCGATCTTCCCCAAGACGAAATGAATCTGGAGTAACGATGATTCGATTCACTGCCAATGTAGAACTGGTCGCGGCGGCCGAAGGCGACAACCCGGCACCGAGGATCGCTGGGGTTGCCGTGCCGTGGGACGTAACCGCGACCGTTTCGGGCGGTCAGCGCGTCAAATTCCTGCGCGGCGCATTCAACGTCAACCAGAAACCCGCAAAACTGGTTGAAAACCACGACCTGACGCAACTTCGCGGCGTTGTGAACGCCCTCGAGGACACCGACACCGGGCTTCGCTTCGAAGCAACACTGGCCGACACCGCCGCTTCACGCGATGCGGTCGCGCTTTTGAAGGCTGGTGCCTACGATTCCGTGTCCGTTGGCGCGAATCCAACAAAATTCAAATTCGACAAGACAGGAACAATGATTGTTAGCGCCGCTGACCTCATCGAACTGTCACTTGTCGCCGTTCCGGCGTTTGCGGACGCCGTAATAACAGAGATCGCCGCCTCGGCCGAACCAGAGGACGACGAAAACCAACCCCAAGACACTTCCGAAGGAGAAAACGTGTCAAACGAAATCAAGGCCGAGGCCACCGAGGCACCGGCAACTATCCCCACGTCGCCAATCGTGTACGCGACCGCCCGTAAAGAAACCCCGCTTCCGACCGCCGTTGAATACCTTTCGGCCGCGATCGCTGGTGGATCAGCCTGGCACGAAATGTCGGCCGCCCTTCGCGCAGCCGCACCCGACGTGATCACGACCGACACCCCCGGTATTTTGCCGACGCCGATCCTCGGCCCGGTTTACAACAACTTCGTTGGCCGCCGCCCGGTCGTCGACGCAGTGGGCGTGAAGGCAATGCCCGGTGGCGGAAAGGTTTTCATCCGTCCCGAAGTCACGACCCATACCAGCATGGCGGCCCAGTCGGCCGAAAACGCCGCGTTGCAGTCGGGAACCTTCGTGGTTTACAACAACCAGGTAACAAAGGCCGCCTACGGCGGATACGTCACCATTTCCGAACAGGATTTGGATTGGACTGACCCGAACGTGCTGTCGTTGATCCTGGACGATATGGGGCGCATTTATGCCAACACCACGGACAATGTGGCGGCGGATAATCTGGCATCGGGCGCAACCACGACCAGCAACTTTGCGTCGGCATCGGTCAATGACCCGGCCTACTGGTCGGCCTGGGTTGCAGCGGCCGCCGCGTCGATCCTGTCGTCGTCAAATGGCAACCTGCCAACCCATATGTTCGTCGCCCCCGGCGTCTGGCAAGACCTTCTCGGACTCGCCGACACCGCCGACCGTCCGCTGTTCCCACAGATTGGCCCGATGAACGCATTTGGCCAGTTGACCCCCGGTAGCACCAGCGGCAACGCTTTCGGCCTTCAGGTCGTCGTCGATCGCAACTTCGCGTCGGGAACCCTGATCGTCGGTGACGCCTCGGGCTACGAAATCTTCGAACAGCAAAAGGGCGCAATTTCGATCGACAACCCGTCGACGATCTCGCGCACGATCGCATGGCGCGGCTACTTCGCAACGCTAATGATCGACTCTTCGAAGTTCGTCAAGGCCGCGTTCGTCTGATCCGAAACTGATTGCACCGAGGGATTCTGCACAATGGCCACGTTCACAATTACCCATGTGATGCGCTTGGACGGCTACGCCGTTGTGCAGACCCTCGAGGCAACCGAAATCAGCATCGCGCAATCGATCACACTGGCGGGGCTTTCCCAAACCAGCCTAAACGGCACACAAACCGTTTTGGCAGTGCCAACAGCCCGATTCGTCGGCGTTGACACCGAAGGCGATTGGCTTTTTGATTGGGACGAACTGATCCCAAACCAGTTGCTTTTCGCCGATCCTGGAACGGACATTCCCCGCCAGGCAGATTCAGGAACCGTGACCTGGACGCAGACGTGCACTTGGATCACGTCGTCCGACGTTCTGTCATGGCTCGGCATCCCGTCCGCTACCGCCAATGACACAACCTTCGTTGGGGTATGCACGGATGCCGCCAACGCATGGGCCTACAAGGCGCGTGTTTCAGCGGGTTACCAAAATGACTCACTGACAACCGCGCCGAGTAGCGCCGTCAAACTTGGAACGATCATGTACGCCGGATCGCTGTACCGTGAACGCGGCGCCGTGGATTCTTTCGCATCGTTCCAGGACATGACGGCCGCAACCCCGATCGGTTCAATGGGCCAAATTATGCGCCTAATCGGCATCCGCCGAAGCCAGGTCGCCTAATGGCCGCAACAGGCATTTTGGCCGAGGCTCGAGACACCCTGGCTGTGTCGCTCGACGCGCTGCAACTACGAGTCGTTACCGACCCGCGCAACGCCCGGCCGCTATCCGTAATGATCAACCCGCCGACGTTTACCTGCATCAATAACAACGTTGCAGATATTCGCTTCACGTTGCTGATCCTTGCGGCGCCACCCGGCAACCAAGACGCCGAGGACTACCTAATAACGACCGCCGATACGATCATGAATTCGCCTATTTCCGTGCTTGACGGGCGTCCCACGATCGTTTCTGTCGGCGGCCAAGATATACCCGCATACGAACTAACCGTCGGCATTTCTACCCGACGCAACTAGGAAGGAATACAAATGGCAGCATCCGTCTACCTGTCCCAGCCGCAGGTCACAATCGCCGGAACCGATTTCACGGCGCAGTGCCAGGCAGTTTCGTTGGAACTCGGCTACGACTCGCTCGAGATCACCAGTTTTGCCGATTCTGGGCACCTCATGGCACCGGGCCTTCAAACAGTGTCCGGGTCAATTACCCTTTACGTCTCTTACGGCGCAACCGAGGTCGAAGGCAAAATCGCCGACGCCCTGGGCGACGGCACGACCACAATCGTTGTCAAAAAGGCGTCCGGCGCGGTCGCCGCAAACAATCCAGAATGGACGATCTCAAATACCATGATCAGCACCGAACCGCTGGTCTGGAACTACGGCGAAATTCAGGTCATGGAACTTTCGTTTGAAGGCGGAACTTGGGTTCGTGACGTAACCCCGTAAACATTCACCCCTAACCGTGCAAAGGGAGAACAAATGCAAATCAGAATCAGCGTAGATACAGGCGAAGGCGCACAAGTTGTCGTCACAAACCTTTTCAACGTCATGCAATGGGAACGGCGTTACAAGCGTCGCGCCGGGGAACTGGCGCAAAGCATCGGCGCCGAAGACCTCGCATACCTGGCTTACGAAGCGTCTAAAACCGCTGGGATTGTTGTCCCGGCAGTATTCGACGACTACGCCAAAAAGATCATCCGACTGGACGTAATCGGCGAGGAAGACACAAACCCTTCCCAAGCGGCACCTACTCTCGAGGCCTAGCGGAACTGCTAGTCGAAACTGGGTACTGGCCGCCGGAAATAGAATTCACCGTCGCCGATCTAGCAACAGCAATCGACGTAATCAATAAGCAAAGAAAGGGCAAGAAATGACCGCAACAGTACGAACCGAGTTTGTCGGGGCGTCTGACGCGATCAAAGCCCTACGCAAAATTGACCCCGACCTGCGTAAAGAATTCACCCGCCAAGTCAAGGAAATTGCCGGGCCGATCGTCCGGGCCGCGCAATCCGCCTACCCTGAACGGTACCTGTCAGGCATGGATCGCAAATGGTCGCCCAAAGGCAGGTCTATTTTTCCGTATAACGCGAAAAAAGCCCGATCGGGCGTACAGGCAAAGGTCGACACCCGACGCGGCGCACACAGCGTTATAGCGGTCACTCAGAAAGACCCAGCCGCATCTGTAATCGACATGGCCGGGAAGAAATCATCCAACGCCCTCGGGCAGCGCCTCGATCAATACGGGCGGCCTTCCCGCGTCATGTGGCCAAGCGCCGAAGCCAACCTGGATGCCGTGCAACGCGAAATGTCAGCGGCCGTCAATGACGTGATGCGCCAAGTAGCAAAGGAAATCGGCTAATGGCAATCAAAATTCCGCTAATCACCGAGTTTGACGGCACGGGCATAAACAAGGCCGTAAAAGAATTCAAACAACTTGAAACAGCCGGGGAAAAAGCCCAGTTTGCAATCAAAAAGGCCGCAATACCCGCAGCGGCCGCGCTCGGCGGCCTGGCAGTAGCCGGATTCCAAGCCGCTAAAGCCGCAATGGAAGACGAAAAATCGTCTGCGGAACTTGCCCGACAGTTGAAGATTTCGACTAAGGCAACCGACGCCCAGGTGAAATCGACCGAAGACCTGATCGGTCAAATGACATTGGCAACGGGCGTTGCCGACACCGACCTTCGCACAGCGTTGGCAACCCTGGCCCGTGGTATGGGTAGCGCCGAACTAGCGCAACAAAACCTAAATTTGGCGCTGGACATTTCAGCCGCCACCGGGAAAGACCTTTCGAGCGTTTCCGAAGCCCTGTCGAAGGCCTATAACGGCCAGACAACCGCCCTGGCCAAACTTGATCCGTCAATGCGCGGTTTGGTCAAGGAAGGCGCGTCATTCAACGAAATCGGCAAAGTTATGGCCGAAACGTTTGGCGGGGCCGCGTCCGAAGCCGCCAACACTGCCGAAGGCCGTTTCAAACGAATGTCAGTGGCGATCGGCGAAACCCAAGAATCAATCGGTGCCGCGCTACTGCCAATTATCGAAAAATTGCTGCCCGTGCTCGAGGACGCCGCCAAATGGGTTAGCGAAAATACCGACCTTGTGGTGGCCCTCGGCGTTGCGTTCGGCGGTATCGCGGCGGCCGTCCTGATCGTCAATACCGCGATGAAAGCCTGGACAGTCATTACAACGGCGGCCACGGTCGCCCAAAAAGCGTTCAATCTGGTTATGGCCGCGTCCCCGTGGGTTTTGGCCACTGCCGCAATCGTGGCAATCGGCGTCGCGGTTGTCGCGGCATACAAGAAATTTGAACCGTTCCGGGAGATAGTTGATTCGATCGGCCGCGCACTAAAAGCCGCATTCACGGGCACTGTCGACGCAATCAAAACCGCCGTTAGCGCCTATCTCACAATCTATAAAACCATGTTCAACACGATTGCGAAAGCCTGGAACAACACAATTGGCAAACTGTCGTTCAAAATCCCGTCGTGGGTTCCTGGCCTCGGCGGCAAAGGTTTCGACGTCCCCAACATTCCCGAACTGGCCGAAGGCGGCATCGTCCGGCGGCCAACTCTGGCACTGATCGGCGAACGCGGCCCCGAAGCCGTCGTGCCGCTATCCCGCGGCGGCGGCATGGGCGCAACAAACGTCGTGATCAACGTCAACGGCGGCGACCCACAATCCGTGGTCGACGCCCTACGCCGCTACATGCTGCAAAGCGGCCCGGTGCCGATCAAGGTCGCGGCCTAATGGGCTACCAATGGCAGTTGTCGCACAGTTCGAATCAGGGCACAACCTGGACGGACATTACCGACCAATGCCAATCCTGGACGTACCGATACGGCCGCCGAGCCGTGACCGATCAGTGGGGGTCAGGCGGCGGCACAATCGAAGGCGTTACCCCGTCAGCGCTGCCGACTATCAGCGTCGGCGACTGGATCAAATTTCAAGAAAACGCCACATACGGAACCGTTTTCGTTTTAGCGGTCGCGGATTTTGCTTGGGTCTATAACCCGGTATCGACCGCCGATACCTGGACAATTACCCTCGAGGACGCCCTAGCCCAAATCGGGCGAATCTACTTGGACACTGACGCCGTTATCGCCGCCGGGCTTACCTGCGGCGCCGTCGCATGGGGTTTAGCAACGTCCTACGGTCTGAATTTTGACTATTACGGCGGCAACAGCACCGTTTCGGCGTTTAGCGCACCAAAAGGCACAAGCGGATCACAAATCCTGCAAACCCTAAGCAATCAAGCCGGGGCGTATATTCAAGCCCACCGCGTCGACCTGGGCGTGAAGTGGATCGGTTACGAATCGTTGCCCTGGTCGGGCGACCCAGACAACCTTTTCAGCACAACAGCATTCACCGACACAACCGGGAACAAATACGGTCAAATAGCCTTCGAAGGCTTAGCGGATTCATTCTTTGACCTTATTTTCGTCAACGCGCAAGGGCTTGACTCCCAATCGGCAGGTACCGGGGTACGGGCCTACTCTCAAGACACTTATAACGAAACCGAGGCCCAAGCGGCCGACTGGGCGAATTATCTGTCAATCCAACTGGGATCGGCAACCAAAAGCCCAAGCCAAATGCTGACACTCAACCAGCAATGGCCGACGCTAATCAATCCGACCGCTTTACTACCCGGCAACGAAATTAGCGTCACTTTGCGCGGCAACACTCACGCGGCCGTAATTGAGGGCGGCACGATCTCGGCGACCCCGGCACAAACCCGCGTCACGCTGAACCTTTCCGACCGCGACGCGCTGAACTATCTCATCCTAAACGACGCCGTTTGGGGCAAACTAAACGAAAACCGATTGGGGTTCTAATGGCAACTCAATACACAGCAGGGCTAAGCGCGGGGCAGGTGCTTACGGCCGCCACAATGAACAGCATTGGCGCGGTCTGGGAAACGTGGACACCGACCTACTCCGCATCTGGCGGCGGGGCATTTACGACAGTCACTACGACCGTCGCTCGGTACGCGCGAATCCAAAAACTAATTTTTGTGAACATAGATGCAACTGTCACCACCCTCGGAACGGCTACAGGGTTTATGCAATTTTCATTACCAGTAACAGCAAGTCGAGCGCGACAGATTGGCATAATGCGCGAAGTTGCGGTCGTCGGATCACTTGGAGGCATTGACCTTCTATCCACCACAACAGGCGCATTCATTCTTTACAACGGGGCAAATACAGCGGTCGCAAATTACCGAAACGCTGGAACAATTATTTACGAGGCGGCCTAAATGAAACAACCATTGATCCACCAATACAACCCCGAAACCGAGCAATACGACGTTCGAGAAATGACCGACGAAGAATTGGCGGCCTACGAAGCCGAACAAGCCAACCCGCGTTGGATTGGAGACATGAAAGAATGAAGACTCGCGTCGCCATTACGGCGGCGCTAATCACCGTGCTAGTTAGCGGCTGCAACAACAAAATTTGGATTGATTGCCCAACAACTACCGTGATCAGAACAAAAAACAGGGCATTGATACAAACCCCAAACAATCCCGACATGACGACCCTTCCCGAAAGGAACCAGGCCGCGACATGCTAGAAAAAATCAGACCGACTCGAGCGCCCTACACGCCCGAACAACTCAACGCCCGGCTGCGTTTCTGGGTCGGCATCACCCTGGCCGGAACCCTTGTGCTGACAATGGTCGCGGTCTTCATCAATCTGTTGTTTATCCCGCAAGGCCCAACCATGCCAGAAACAGACAAAGAATTGCTGAACCTGATCAGCCCCATTGTGCTTTTCTTGTCCGGCACACTTTCAGGCGTCATGATTTCAACCAGCGGCAAGAAAGATTCTGACGGCGACGGGATTCCCGACGCATGATCTCGAGCGCCCAATACAGCGTCGACGGAACCGCCGTCAAAATCGCCGAATCAACAGTCGGAATGAAAAAAGCCTATGTGCACGTTGTCGGCAACCAGACCGTTTACCTGGGCAAAAGCAACGTCACGTCGACAACCGGGCTGTACGTCGACAAAAACGCAGGAATTGTCACAATTACACTTGCCAAAAACGACGAATTGTGGGCAATCGCGGCGGCCGGACAAACCGAAACCGTTACCGTATTGATCGGAGACTGACCAATGGCCACAAAGAAAGCCGCCAAAAAAGCGGCCCCGAAAACTGAAACCGCCGCACCAGCCGAAAAGCCCAAAAAGGCGTCGAAATACCCGTACAAAAAACTAGTGATCCCAGCGCCGTTGGCGGCCGTCCCGAACGGCAAACTGTCCGGCAAAATCCTGGCCCCGGTCAAATGCGGCGGCCAAATGTACGTTGACGCGGCCGAAGCCTTCAACCGCATGTTTGACCTAGCGATCCAGTCGGGGATCAAACTGCGTAACGTCGGCGACTATCGATCGTTTGACGCGCAATACGGCCTTTTTATGCAGCGTTATTCCAAAACCGATCAGGGCCGCAACCCGCAAGTAACGCGCACTTATGACGGCGCGACCTGGTATCTCAAGCCTGGCATGTCGCCGTGCTCAACACCGGGCAAAAGCAACCACGGGCTAGGCCTTGCGATCGACCTGGACGTGACAACGGCAAAAGTGCTCGATTGGTTGTGCGCAAACGCACCCGCGTTCGGGTTCTATTTGCAGTCCGACGACCCGTCGTCCCCCGAGTTCGAAGCCTGGCATTGGCAATACTGCGGGTAATCCCCCAATAGCGCACACTCCCCCGCTAAGGTGATTGGGACAACTCCCGATCCCGACTAAAGGAGAAATCATGTCCCATGACCATTGGGGACGCCGTTAGGCGTTTTGCGGCAGCCGTGCTAATTATCGCCGCATACAACCCAAACCCCGTTCAGGCCGCCGTCGGCCATGACTGCGCCCGGTACGTCAACCTTGCACGGCAGGTCGGTTGGCCCAAATCCGAACGCGCCAACCTGGCCCGGATTATGTGGCGCGAATCCCGGTGCACACCCTCGGCGCATAATGCCGCCGATCCCTGGGGCGGGTCTTACGGCCTACTTCAAATCAACGGATCAAACGTCGGTTGGGCAACCCGAAACGGGTATATCCGCAACCGAACCGATCTAACCGACCCACGGCGAAACCTGAAAGTTGGTTTAGAACTCTGGAAAATCTACGGTTGGCGCCCGTGGGGAACCAGATCATCAGTCACAACCCAATAACAGAAAGAAGCCCCGACAATGACTTTCAACCTAAATGACTACGAACCCGTAGCAACCCGCCTGGCTAAATGGCTCGAGGCGACCGACGGACAAACCCGAGTAATAACCGACCTGGTGCACCGGGGGGACGGCTGGTGCGTTTTCCGTGCCGAACTTTGGGTCGACGAAACCCTGATCGCCACAGGCTGGGCCGAGGAACACGCAACCGAGCGCGGCGTAAACGCAACCAGCCACGTTGAAAACTGCGAAACGTCGGCGGTCGGCCGCGCTTTGGCCAACGCCGGGTTTGCTGGATCAGACCCGGCCAAAAGGGCATCACGGGAAGAAATGGGCAAGGTTGTCCGCATGGGCGGCCACAAACAGCCCGTCACAACCCCTACAAAGCCCGGAGAGCCGCGAACAGCGGTCGGGTCGGCTAAGGATGCCCCAGGAACAGGGAAGGCCACACAAGGCCAAAAAACCCTGATCAACACAATGGCCCAGGAACGCGGCTACGCCCTCGGAATGTCCTTGGACGAAGTGTCATTCACCGAAGCCCAAGAATTGATCACCATGCTGAAAGGAATGAAAAAACAGTCATGAAAAATCTGATCGTAAATCTGATCATGGCGGCCATTGCGGCCGCTTTCGCATGGTTTTTCGTCAATGCATTTGACGCCTGGTATCAAGACAAAGAATTGCGCCGAGCACAACGCCGCGCACGAAAGGAAAACCGTTATGAATGACCCGCAACTGGAAGCAACCCGACAAGTCGTCGACGCGATCCTGGAACCCGTATCCGGCAACCTACAAGACGTGCAACGCCGTCTACTAAGCCGATGCGGCGAACAACTATCCGACGCCTATAACCGAATTGACACGCTCGAGCGCGAACTTCTCAAACACAAACTGACCGCAGTTTGGTTGGCGGCCTATCTCGAATCGGCTGGACGCGACGGCGCCCCGATCGAACCCGTAAGCCGCGACAAATGGCTAAAAATGGCAACGCCGCCGGAGACACCGTGAACGAACGACAATTTCAAGACCAGGTGATCGCAATGGCGATCCTGTACGGCTGGAAAGTGCATCACGTTCGGCCAGGCATGACCGCGAACGGGCGTTGGATGACCCACGTTCAAGGCCACACCGGGTTTCCTGACTTGGTACTGGCCCACAAGGAACGCGGCCTTATCTTCGCCGAACTCAAAGCCCAAAAAGGCCGCCTCGAGGACGACCAGATCGATTGGCTACGCACGATCGACGCGACCGGGGCCGAATGTTACGTCTGGCGGCCCGATGATTGGCCCTTCATCCAAAGGCGGTTTCTCGGTGTCGAAAAACCCGCTTGACAACCACGAATGCCGCAGTTGCGAGTTTTACCGCTGGATAGCCCAAATCTGTGTTTTAGACCTGGACGCAATCCACGAACAGGGCTTGACATGCACCGAATGGGAACCAATCAGAATTGCACGAAAGGGGAACCGTGCACAAGCATCAAATAACTGACGGCGAAAAACGGTTGGCATACCAGGTCGCCACTATCCGGCAACAGGAATCACGCCGCCTCGGCCTGAAAATTTCGAATCATTGGCGATCCAACCCGGAACGATTCCAAGACGAAATCATCGGGGCGCTCGGCGAAATCGTATGGGCGCACCATAACGGGCGGCTGTACCACAGCCCACTAAACGAATTCCACGACATACCCGACGACGGAAACGTAGAAATACGGGCCACCGCGCACCCGTC